TCGCTGTCGGCGCGGCCTTTCATTTCCGCTACCTCGGCTATCGGGTCCATTATCTTCAGCCGCGCCAACTCCACCGGCAACATACCTGCCGCCAGTGCAAGAGATTCTCCGCGCAAACCCAACCTGGCGGCATCGTATATGCGCTCCAGCATTTCGGGCGTGGCTTTTAGCTCGCGGGCGCGGACGGGGAGGTCGCGGAACATCCGCGAAGTGTAGTGCAAAAAAAATTTTGTGCGGGGGCTCCACACACTTTCACGCCCTGCGCGGGCCCTGGCCGGGGGGTTTCCGCCGCACCCCACCCCCCCCCGCCTGGTCGTCAGCACACTGACGATACGCATGCTGACGCTCCGGACGCTGACCATGCTGCAGCGCAGCACAGGGCCGGCAGGGCGTGTGCAGCGCTCGGAGCCCGCTCGAGTGCAAGTGAGTGCCCACTAACGTGTCAGCGCAGGCTGACGCAGTCGGGTGTAACGACTGTTAGACGCGTGGCAAGTGTGGCAATTGTGGCAACTGCCACGGGGGTCTGGATCGGCGCTCCGATGGACTGCCACGCCTGCCACGTGGCTCCAATGGCGTTTGTGGCAATTGTGGCAATGCCACGCCTACTTAATACCTATGAATGACAGTAGGCTATTAGGGTTTAGAGATTGACTGCCACATTTGCCACCAAGAGGGAAGCGCACCGCCACATCCGAGCCACCGGACTACACACACCGGCACCACGCCCCGGATAGGCTCGGGCTAGGGAAAGTCCCTACCGTTCCTGACGGCAGTTGTAAGTTTCGCGTAAGGAAAGCCGCCGACACTGCCTCTGTCGCGCCGATGGGCGGCGCGGAACAGGAGTAGAGAGATGGAAGCACGGATTGAGATCGTGAACGTAGGCGCCGACACGGCGCGCGTAGAGCACGCAGTGTTCGCCGACCTGGAGGCGGCTCACGCCTACGCTGTGGCGTATCCGGGCGCCTACTGGACTGACCTGGACGTGTCCGACGATGGCAGCGTGTCGCTGACGATTGCTGTCGAATAATCCAGCCTGACGAATAACGAGGAGTAGACGATGATGAACGGATTTGTGTTTTACGACGGTCCCAGCCTGATCGACGGCGCGCCGATTATCGGCATAGCTGTGCTGCACTCGGAGAATTCGAAAACCGGCGATATGGTGCAGACCTATATTCTGCGCGCCGATATGTCCCCGCTCGATGCGATTGCATCGGGTGACGATATCTCGATATGCGGGGATTGCCGGCACCGTGGCGACGACGGCGCCGGTCGCACGTGCTATGTCAACGTAGCGCAGTCCGTGCAATCTGTATTTGCCGCGTGGGTTCGCGGCAGCTATCCTGCAGTGTCCCCGACGGCCGGCGCGCGCATGCTGGCAGGTCGCACGGTCCGTATCGGTTCGTATGGTGACCCTGCCGCTATCCCCGCGCGCGCGTGGTTTACGCTGGTTCGCTTCGCTGACGGCCACACTGGATACACGCACCAATGGCGCCGCGCCGCAGCGCTGCGGCCGCTGGTGATGGCCAGCGTCGATACCGTGCCGGAGCGCGACGTAGCGCGCGCGCTCGGGTGGCGCACGTTCCGGGTTCGCAGCGCTGCGCAGCCGCTCGGCGCGCGCGAGATTGTCTGTCCTGCGTCGCCCGAGGGTGGCGACCGTCGGCAGTGCGTGACCTGCCGCGCGTGTGACGGCGCCGACCGGCCCGGAAAAGCCAGCGTCGCTATCGTCGTGCACGGCACGATGGCTAAGTATTTTGCTGCAGCCTGACGTCAGCCCCGCGTCAGCCTAGCCCCCGACACTACCCACGCCCCGCACCGGGGCACACTGGAGCAACGAAGATGAAAGAAAAATTCACTGCCTGCGCCTTTTGGCAAAGCACTGGCAGCGGGCACGTATGGTGCCTGACCGACGGGAGCGTCGTCGCCCATGACTGGGTGAAGGATCTCGATCCCCGACTGTTCTTCCCGACAAGGGAAGGCGCGCAAGCAGCTTTGTCCGCCGCGCAAACAGACGGCCGCATCTCGCGCGGTATGCGGGTTTGCGTTAACGCGTGCTGATGCCGGCTCACTGGAGAACGAAGATGGAGAAAAGAAAACTGTCCGAAGCGTTCCGCGCCCACAAGGCGCATGCTGCCGCCAAAGGCTGGCGCATCACGCGCCGGCAACTAAAGGCGCGCGCGCGCCGCTTCCCGGACTTCGGGAGGTTCTGATGCACGATATCCCCCTCACCCCCGCCTGCGTGGCGTTCGCCTGCGCATTCGGGCTCGCCCTGGGCGCCCTGGTGGCGCTCGGCCTATGACCCCCGCCCCCGAAACCCCCGCAGAGCCCCTACGCGGGCCTGCGTGGCCCTTTCCGCCCCAGCTGCTGGACTACCCCAGCATGCCGCCCTGCGCGCGCCCTGTGGGCCGCGTAATCCCGCCGGCTGATGCTGAGCCGGCGCTGTTCTGAGGAGCAACGAAAATGCACACACCTGGACCGTGGTACCTTGCCGCGCAGAGAGGCGAAAGCATCGCCATAGCGGACCCTTTATGTCGGCCCGGAAAGGGCGGATATTTGGCGGTCGTTCCGGCATGGCTGCCATTAGAGGAGCGCATGAACAATGCGCTGCTTATCGTTGCCGCGCCAGCCATGCTCCGCGCTCTGCAGCGCCTGACGCATCCTGCCGCTGACGATGACGACCTGGCTTATGCGCAAAGCGTCATCCGGGCCGCCACGGGTGCGACATGATCTTGGCGCTGTTGGCGATCCTGCTGGCCCTGCTGCTGGCGGTCCTGCTTGACCTATAATCGCCCGGTCCCTCTCGGGACCTTTGTCTCCTCCTCTGGCCGTGCCGCCAGTTCGCCTCGGGCGTCGAGCCCATCTCCGCCCGGGGCGTCTTTTTCGGAGCATCGAGAATGCTGATCATCACCCACTGCGACGCCGACGCTGAAACCCGCGCCCGTGGCGTCGCCGCCGCCGCGCGGTATTTCGCCGACACCGGAGCCGATCCCGTCGCGGCCTGGCGCGCCGCCGAGGCGTGCAGTTTCGGCGCCCTGTTCGACCGCGACGCACTGCGCGCGTGGTATCTGGCCGAGGACGCCGCCGTGCTGGCCATGTATGGGCGCTGGCGGCATGCGCCTGCTGCCGTCGCGCTGGAATGGCGCGCGGAGCCGGCAGGGGCCGCTAGATCACCCGCCGCATCGGCGTCGGCATAGACCCGAGGTGGGTTTCGGTCGCGTCGCGCGCGTCCGATTTCGTCCCGCGCCAGTCCGGCGACGCCCAGCAGTGGCGCGCGGTCTGGTTGTTGCGCGATTTGCACAGGCCGAGATCCTGCCACCCGGCCTCGGCTAGCGCGTGCTGCAGGGCCTGCAGGTTCAGCCTAATATGCTGCGGCGCCTGATTCTGCAGGCGATCCACCAGCGGCTGCCACGGGCCGCTGATGACGCCGAGGCGGAATTCCTCGATGCGCTTTTCTATCCGATCCACCAACCACGATTCCGCTCCGCTGCGGCTGGTGGCCACCATGATCTGTTTCGCTTCGGTCCACGGCGGCGTGGCCCCGGGCGCGAAACGTGAAACGTCACGCTGCCGCAAATACAGCGCACCGGCCTGCAGGCCGCCGCGGGCGAACCAGCCCCACAGGCGCGTCGATTCTTCCTCGGTCATTCTGGGCGCATCTGTCCATAAAACATACCATCGTCTGTCATCTGACGGTATCGCTATCGCATCGCGATAGTTGCTGAACGCCAGCACCAATGCTTGGTTACGCACCTGTATCGGGTGGGCGAATTTCCGTTGCACCGAGAGTAGCTCCGGCGGCGCTGCGAGAATCGGTTTTAGTCGGTTTTCCAGCGCCCTTCGGTCCACGGCCTCGCTCTGCCGCAGTTCGTTGAATATGATGACCTCGTTTTCGAGGTAGTATCCCCATTGGTCTTGCAGTTCTGCGGTTTCGACCGAGGCGCAATTGGTTTTGTTTTCGCCGCCGATGGCATATAGCAGGGGCGCGATCATGCTGTCTTTGCCCGCGCCAGGCACGCCGCCAATCAGGATGGCGTGGTTAATTTTGATCCCAGGGCGCTGCACTTTGAACGCGAACGCATCCAGCATGTGGTTTCGCTCGGCCTCGTCGGGGATCAGCCTCTCGATGTGATCTAGCCACGGCTGCGGGTCGATGCTGCTGGTGATCTGCGGCCTGCCGTCGCGCCATTTATTGCCGAAGGCCTGCCCCTGATGCTCGCACAGCGTTGACGCCCCGGGCGCGTAGGTCGCGCCGGCCAGGACGCGGGCGCCCATCGCGGCGCGGTTTTCGTCGAAGCTGACGGACGCTTCGATCTTGCGCGCCGCGCCGCTGGTGCTGGCGTGGATACTGTGGCACCGGACCCGCCTGTACAGCGCATTGAACGCCGAGCGGCTTACCTCGGTGCGTTCCACCAGATCGAAAAATCCGTCATCTGGGACCATGTACGCCCAGCGGGCATACCATTCTGCGGGCTCCAGCGTGCTGACGTCCCGCGCTGCGATTGCCTGCTCTGCTGGCGTTTCCGCTGCCGGCTCGGTCGCTGGCGGCTTCCAGAGCGCAGCGCGCGGCGCGATCCAGGCCCGAGCGTCGGACCACCGGGTCCAGCCGCTGTCGGCGCAGTCCCAGCCGTCAGGCTGGCCGCTGGGGTCGATGATCTTGACCTCTGCGGCTAGCGGCTGCAGGATCGCCGCCAAACGCTGCATGGCCTCGATGCCGGCCTGATCCGCGTCGGGCCACAGCAGGATTTTCCGGCCCCGCAGGGTCTGCCAGTGCGCGCGGTTCAGTGCCTGCGCGCCACCGGGCCAAGTGCAGGAGACGTATGGGCTGCCGGTCAGACCTGCCGCTGCGTCGGCGGCTTTCTCGCCCTCCACGACCAGCACCGGGTCCTCGGGGCGGGCCTCCAGTTCCTGCAGGCGGTACAGCGGTCGCGGGACGGGCCACTGGCCCATGCCCCAGCCGTCGGCGGAGTAAGTCCACGGGACGATCTGCTTGCGCTCCCTGGGCGGGTCGTAGCGGGCGACGTAGCCCAGCACGTCGCCGTTGCCGTCGTAGTACGTCCAGATCTGCGACGGGTCGCCATATATGGGATGCCTGCAGTCGTGATCTGCGGCTTCGCTGGGGACCGGCGTGATAACCTGCCGCTGCGGTTTCGCTGGGCGCTGCGGCCTCGCTGGCGCTGCTGGCGTGCCGTCCAGTTGGCGGTACGCCTCGCCCAGATCGATCTCATGGATAGCCGCATACAGGTCGATCAGGTCGCCGCCCTTGTCGCCAGTGGCGAAGTCGGCCCAGCGTCCGCTGAGCAGGTTGACGGAGCAGGAGTCACCCTCACCGCCGGCCAAGTCGCCGCAGACCCACTCGTGGCCCCTGCGTTTGCCGCCAGGAAGCCACTGGGGGACGAGGGTTTCGGCGCTGATAAGCAGGCGCTGCGCGAGCGCTGAGAAGTCGAGTTTCGTTGTCATTTTTCCTCCGTCAGCAGTCGCCACGCTGTTGCAGCGCAGAGTGGGACTTGTCCGTTGCCAATGGCTTTAAGTCGGTCCACCCGAGCGGCCACCCCATCAGGTACTCGAAGGCACTCGGGCTCACGGCTCCAAAGACTTTCCGCCACGCTCTGCAGCTGGGATGCTTTTGCATTGACGGCGCGCAGAAGTTCGCAATCGTTGTCGGCGTATGCAAGTAGCCAATACCGGCCCCGTATGTGGTCAGCGCCCATGTCTGCCGCCGATATTTCCACGCATCGGACAACGTAACCCATTGACTCAAGGTCGTCTGCCGCCCAATTGATCGCTCGTCTGCTAACATTTTCGGCAAATACGTACCTGGCAGCGACATCTGCCACGATCCGCCGCATTTCCGGCCAGAGATCATCCGAAGTGTTCTTTCCCGCAGCCGCCGTGGAATAGGCTTGGCACGGAAAGCCGCCAGATACAACGTCAACAATGCCTCGCCACGGTCTGCCGTCAAAGGTGCAAACGTCATCCCAAATCGGGAAGGGCGGGAGAACGCCGTCATTCTGTCGGGCGGCAAGTACGCTTGCGGCGTAGGGCTCCCACTCGACGGCACAAACGGTGCGCCATCCGAGCAGGTGTCCGCCAAGTATTCCTCCACCAGCGCCCGCGAAAAGAGCCAGCTCATTCATTTCCCCTCCAAAACCGCCGGATCAATCACCTCAACCCCCGGAATCCTGCCGGCCTGCGCATCCCGCGTCCGAGCCCTGATCCGCTCCTCGGCGCGGAACCGCTCGCTATGCGTTACTGCGGCCAGGATGTCGATCATGGCGGCCTCGAGACACCGCAGCGCCGCCAGTTCCCCGGCCCGCACCGCCCGCGTCCCCGTCGCCTGCTGCCGGCGTATGATCCCGGCGCAGGCGTCCTGCGCTTCACGGATCACGCCGTCAGGGTCGGATGCCAGACCCATGCGCGTGAGTTCCTCCGCCAGGTTGACGGCATCGAAGATCGTGCCCCACTGCTGGCGCTGGGCTTTGCCCTTGGCCACTGCGTCGAGTGCGTCGTACATCTGGAGTGCCCAGACTGTGCGGTCGTCGCGGGTAAGTAGGGCGGCACCTGTGATGGCGACGAGGTGGGCTGTCGGGTTGATGCCGCGGGGGCGGTAGGTGCTGCGCTTGCGAGTCATGCGTCACCCAGCAGCCGCTGCGCGTCCTCGACACTGCGGCAAACCCCAGCCACGCCCCCGGCCTGCCGGATCGTGGCGAGGAATTCCTCCTGCCCGGGCCGCATGCGCCCAGTGCGCGACTTGACCTCGATCGCCAGCGTGCGGCCGTCGCGCAGCACACCCATGATGTCGCTCATGCCGCGCGCCGTGTTCGCTCGGATGTACCGCGTCGAGCCGTCGCGGTTGCGCTCCGCGAAGGTGCCGGAATTCTGCCGCCAGTGGCTGGCGACGGCCGGATGCGACCGCAGCAGCGCCAAGATCGCCCGCAGGATCTGCGCCTCTGACGGCTCGCCGCTGGGCTTCGCTGGGGCGCGTTTCGGGGGCTCGGGCGGGATCGGCAGTTCACGCCGCGGCTTGCCCCAGATGGCGGCGAGAGTGTCCTCGCTGCGTTGGTGGTCTTGCATGACCTCGCGCAGGGTGCGGCGGCCTCTCATCGCTTCGCCCCTTGCGCGGCGCACCGCGCCGCATACGCCCAGACTGACGGCGCCTGCTCATACGCCTGCCGCGCGGTCGCGCCTACCTCCGCTTGGCGCGTCGCCCGATACCAGACGTTGTTTTTGTTGATCGCGTCCGCGACCACGAAACCGGCTTGCTTCAGATGCAGCAGGTATCTGTTGGCGGCGTTCTTCTGCACGCCCAAGTGGGCGGCCACGTTTGCCGTCGTCACCGGCTGATAGTTCATGACGATGTTCAATGTGTCGCGTTGTCGGGGGGTCACGTTGTCCTCCTGTCGGGGCCGCAAGTGTCAGCCCGCCGACTGCCGGCAGTCAACCGGCGCAGAATGACCCCGCAATTCTGTCAACAATAGGCGCAGAGCGGCACAAAGTGGCATGATGCGTCGGCGCCGATGCGAGCGCGACACGGAGTCCAGACAATGTACACGACAACCTACGGGCCTGGCGATGAAGCCACGTGGCCCACGTATCCCGCCGGGTATGCCGGCGACCACCCGAACGAAGCCGAGGCCCGCGACCACCTGCTAGCCTGTCCTGCGGACTGGCAACTATGGTTCTCGGTTGTCTCGACTGCCCGCGAGGGCGCGGCGTTTGACACGGCGAACGTCCGCGAGGAAGACATGGCCTCGGCTCACGCAGACGTTCTGCTGGCATGCCTGTTCGCCGGCACACGGGCGCAGGCTGATGCGGCTCGGTTTGAGCTGCAGAACCGATTCCTGCGAGATAACGAGCACCGGGTGCAGCAGATCGCAGACGCGATGTTTGCGTCTAGCGAGCCCGATTCTGACCCGTATGACTGGGAGGTCTGAGATGACCACCATCCACATCCACCAGATCGTCAGCGTGCGCGCCGACCGTCGCATCAGCGCTGAGGGCTACACCTGGCGGCACATCATCCTGACGGATGCCGACGGCCGCGAGACGAAGATCGCGCTGTTTCCTGCCAGCGAGGGCAAGCCCGAGCAGATCAGCATCATTGACGAGGAGCGGACGGAATGATCCTCGAAACCGCCACCCAGCGCGACGCCGACTGGTACGCCGCCCGCATCGGCAAAGCCACGGCGTCCCGGTTCAAGGACGCCATCGCCACCAAGAAGCAGACTGAAAAGCAGAAGAAGGACAACCTGCCCGGCGACCCCATGCAGGCGCAACTGGACTACCTAACGGAACTGGTCGTGGAGCGCCTGACGCAGCAGCCGATCCAGCGCTTCCAGAACGCCGCGATGACCTGGGGCATAGAGCAAGAGCCCGCGGCGCGTGCGGCCTACGAACGCGTCACCGGCACCAGCGTTGAGGAGACGGGCTTCATCGCCCACGACACCCTGCTGGCGGGCTGCTCGCCTGACGGCTTGGTGGACTGGGATGGGCTGATCGAGATCAAGTGCCCATACAAAAGCTCCGTTCACATTGAGACGCTGCTGCGTGGCATGCCCGACGAGCACCGCGCGCAGGTACAGGGCCAGATGTGGATCACTGGCCGCCAGTGGTGCGATTTCGTCTCCTTCGATCCCCTGATGCCTGAGCCGCTGCAACTGCACATTCAGCGGATCAACCGTGACCCTGGCTTCATTGCCGACCTGGAAGCCAAGGTTACGTCTTTCCTGCAGCAGGTCGGCACCCAAGTCGAGGCGCTGCGGCGTCTCGCGGAGCAAAGAAAATGAGCACTGAGAAGCCCAAGCGGCCCTACGTCCGTACCGTGAAGGTCTACGTCGTGAGCCACCCCGACCACATGGACCGCCTGATCCGCGCCATCAGCGCAGCCGAGGCGATCCGCTACGCATCGTCGGGCTACGAGGCCAAGCTCGCCACGCAGGACGACATCATTGCCCTGATGGGCGGCGGCACGCCCGTCGAGACGACTGTGGCGGCATCCAACGTCCCCGGCGTGGACGACGACGGCATGCCTGCCGGCCTGACTGACTGAACCCACGGGGCGGGAAACCGCCCCATTTTGGAGTACACCCATGATCCGCAAAAACGAACCGACCCCTTCGCCGGAAACCTCTGCCGCAGAGTTCTTCCACCCCAACAACATGCGCTTCGGTGCTGCTCGCATCCTGTGGGCGCAAGCCTGCACGCTGCGCAACGGCATGGCGCTGCTGGAAGGTTGGGTTCTGCCCGGTGGCCGGCGCACCCAAGACGCAGCCGCCGCAATGGCTGCCGCAGAATACATTGATCGCGTCAGCCGCTGAGGAGCAAACGTGCAAATTCCCAATCTAGCCGGAGTT